GATATTAGTTTTGATGCAATCCCAACGCCTCGATTCTTATCTATGTAAAACCAATCGAGCAAGAGCCAGTGCCAGATTTAGATTTACTAGGAGATGAGGATGATGAGTAATATAGTAACGGATTTAGGATTTTGGATAATAGAGCTAATTGGGCTTTATTTGTGTATATTGGTTGCTTACGATCTTTTTTGGCCAAAGCCAAAGAGAGATGAGCAAGAGTTGAATTATGATGATATTTATAGCTTGCGTGAAAGTGAGAGGCTTGAGAGATTTTTAGGAGGAAAAGATGATTAGATGGATATTTAAAAATAATAAAAAAGAAAAAGCTTTAGAGCAGATCGCACTTGAAGAAAAGATTTTAAAATTATCACATGAAAATATGATGCTAGAGCTTAAGCTTAAAGCGCACCAGGCGCTGCAAAAAGAGCTAGGTGAGCAAATAAAAGCGGAAAGGCAGTTTAAGGCTGATTTGAAGTTAATTAAATGAAGTATTTATTATTATGCTTTTTATTTTTAATTGGATGCGGTGGGAGTAGTTCAGGCCAGCCATGCAACGGCAAAGAATGTGCAGTAGGAGTGAGATTAGTTCATATTCAAAGTGAAAAATCATTTAATTATCAAGATGCAGAAAAGATAGTGGCACTAGCAATAGAATTTCTTAACGCTAATACAACACTAGACTTGGTTTATAAAGGTGGTGAATCAATAGCCGATCCTTTTCCTGGAACAGCAACGCTAGAAAATTGGTTAAAAGGAAGTGTTAGATTTAATAAACTTAGATTATTTTTATCAAGAAATAATATCGGTAGTAACTTCAAAAAAAGAGAAATTACTATAATCATTGACCAGCCATTAGTAGATGAAAACGGAGTTATATATACGGCAGGTAGAAGTAATATTTGTAATTTATATAAAAGGGGATTAATTAGCTTAACTTATGCAACACCGTTCACTAATAACGATCCAAATGCAGGAAGTTATGGTAGAACAAAAGAAGAAATGATAGTGCGAAGTGCGAACACAACGACACACGAAATAGCACATGGACTAGGAGCAAGGCATAAGGAATGTGAGGATTTACTTTGTATTATGTTACCCTACTCAACTAGTTTAGTTCACGAAGGATTGTTGGGGTTGTTTTATGTACTTCCAGAAACTAATAGAGAAACAGAAGTTTGCACTAGGAGAGAAACAAGGAGAGAGATTTTGTTTTGCAGACGTAACACAATGACCAGAAAACAACTTAGAAATTGCAAGCGTAAACGCAAGATAAAAAATATTCGTTTAAGGGATGTAAAATTTAAAGAGAATCAATTTAGAAGTATTGAACATGATAATCATATTGGTTGTAATTTAAGGAGGGCATAATGGACTACAAAACAAGCAAATTTTCATTAACCGAAATCGAGCAAAATTTAAGAACAGGTTTAGTTGAATTAATTAGAAGCCATGTTGAAGAACGTGGAATTAGTCGAGAGTCACTAAATAAAGTTTTAGACAGCTTAGAATTTGTTTTAGATGATTCTAGGTTTGAACAAAAAGAATTGTTTTCAGATGATTTGCAATCAACCGAAATCGTATTTGTTAGAGGGATAGTGAAGAGTTCCAAAGTAAGTTAAAGTTAATTAAATGAAAAAAATAGCACCAAAAAATAGCTTTCAGCATCAAACATTTGTGAAAATAACACCAGAAAAAGCACTATTAATAGAAATATTAAGAAGAGCAATTAATGATTTTGTTTGGCATTGTGGGCTAAAAAGAAGCGATGCTAAAACTCATGAGATACAAAGGAGCGCTAGACTTTGGCTTTTTGGCCCTGAAAGTCACCCGCTAACACCCTTTAGCTTTCACTGGATTTGCCAACACTTAGACCAATGCCCCAGGACAATTAGAAAAAGAGTGCTATGCTTGGCAAAAACATTAAAAAAAGAAAAGCACAGTTTAAGTAAACCGCTTACTTGCAAGCGAGTGGATTTGCATGAGCACTTTAAATAACTTTGACAATTAAAAAAGGAACTTATGAGCCAAGGAGAGGAGTATAAACCAACAAAAGAAGATGAGGCACTAATTAGAAAGTATGCTAATGAGGGGATGCCCGCACAATTAATTTGCTATAAACTTGGCAAGTTTACATCCGTTAATACTCTTAAAAAATATTTTGCAAAAGTGTTAGATCAAGCAAAGCTGGTTCAAGAGTATGAAATGGGCAAAAATTTATATACTAGAGGAAAGGAAGGGGATAACACCGCTGCTATTTTTTGGCTTAAGACGCAATGTCCTGATAGATGGAGAGAAACCCAACACATTGTGCAAGAGAATGCGCACAAGTTTATTAGTAATGAAGTTTTAAGTGATGAAATGTTTGAAAAAAAATATTTAATAGATGACGAAGGCAAAAATAAATAGAGATGAGATAGCTTGGAGTCCACAGCCGAAGCAGAAGATTTTGATTGATTGCCCTTATAGGGAGGTGCTTTTTGGAGGGGCGCGCGGCGGGGGAAAAGTAGTGGTATCTTAGGCAAATATGGGATTAAAGCGTTAAGATACCGATACACCAATGCTATTTTTTTTAGAAAAGAACTTCCACAAGCAGATGATTTAATTGAAGATGCTAGAGCTATTTATGAACCGCTTGGTGCTATATGGCGCGACCAGAAAAAAACATTTGAATTTCCAAATGGAAGCAGAGTTAGGTTTAGACCACTTGAAAATGAAAGGGATGCAGAAAAGTATCAAGGACAATCTTTAACAGATTGTGCAGTAGAAGAAGCTGGAAACTATGCAGATCCAAAACCTATAGATAAATTATTTGGTGCTTTACGTTCAAAGCATGGAGTACCTACACAGCTGATTATGACAGCTAACCCAGGTGGTGTTGGGCAATTGTGGATTAAAGAAAGATTTATAGATCCAGCGCCTTTGGGTATGAAAACATTAACCCGCGAGCTTCCAAACGGACAAAAGCATAAGTATATCTACATACCTTCAAGGGTTCAAGATAATCAGATACTACTACAGAATGACCCAAACTATATTAATAATTTATATTTAGTAGGTAGTAAGGAGCTTGTAAAAGCTTGGCTTGAAGGTTCGTGGGATGCAATAGAGGGCGCTTACTTTCCAGAGTTTAGTGTTGATAGACATGTAATAAAACCTTTTAAAATACCAGAAAGATGGAAGCGTTATATAGGCTATGATTGGGGATATTTTAGTGACAGTGCTTGCGTTTGGATAGCTATTAGCGATGGTAGAGATGATAATGGAGAGAAAGTTAAATATCCAAAGGGTAGTGTTATAGTTTATAGAGAGTGGATAGAAAGCAAGCTAAGTAATGAGGATCAAGCAAAAAAGATATTAGAATTAAGCGCAGGGGAGGAAATAGAAATAAGGGCAGCAGACCCTAGTATCTTTGCAAGTCAGGGCGGGCCAAGTATAGCTCAACAAATGCAAGATTGCGGGCTAACTTTTCATAAAGCAGATAATGCTAGGATTGCTGGTTGGTCTCAATTAAGGCGGCGCTTAAATCCAGGGGAGGGGCTAACACCTATGATTTATTTTTTTGATACTTGCACCACTGCTATAGAAGCAGTTGCAGCAGCGCCAGTTTGTAAAAAAAATGCTGAAGATTTAGATACAACATTCCCCAATGACCATGTCTGTTTTAGTGGTTCTACATTAGTAGATACGGCAAATGGACAAATTCCTATAAAAGACCTAGTTAACAAACAATTTAAGGTAAATACTAGATGTGGTTATAAAAATGCCATAGGAGCAAAAACAGGAAGGAAAAGACTTTACAAGGTTGCGCTAAGTAATAAAAAGAGTTTTAATGCTACTATAGATCATCGGATACTTACAGGTATGGGATGGAAAGAAGTAGGTGAATTAAATATTGGAGATAGGTTAATTGAAAGTAATAGAAATATCAGAAACAATACAAGAGTTCGATGGGCTAAGATATTACAAATGCGGTCATTATTTCAGCAGGCAAGTAAAAGGTGTCAAAGGTGGTGTCAGATTACACAGGAAAGTATACGAGCATCATTTTGGGAAAATTCCAGCAGGTATGCATATTCATCACAAGGATGGGAACAGGTTCAACAATCAAATAGAGAATTTAGAAATGGTAAGTGCAAAAGCACATGTGGCCAAGCACATGACAAAAGCAAGAAGGCAACGAACAAGAGAGCATATTTTAGCTCAACAAGACAAAGCAACAGCTTGGCATCGTTCAGAGGAGGGGAGGGCTTGGCATCGGAAACATGCAAGGAAAGTAGCCGACAATATAAAATCTGTAAAAAAAGAATGTTACTGGTGCCAAAAAGAATATTTTACAAAAGCACCAAAGCTTTCAGTATTTTGTCATCAAAATTGCAAAATGCGAGCAAGGACACGAGGGTTATTAGCATCCGACCTAAAGGCATTGATGACGTATTTTGTTTATATGTACCAGAATACAATGAATTTACAATTGAAGGTGGATTAGTAGTTCATAATTGTGATGCATTGCGCTATAGCCTAATGGAAAATCTATACGTTCAAACAGACTACCACAAACCAGAAGAATATGCTACAAAAGGAAGTATAAACATTAGTAATTTAGTTCAAAAACACAAAGCGAAAAACAGAAAGTCTAAAATATAATGCAAAGTTATAAAAAATATACGTTTGGTTATTGGGAAGAGGAGCTAAGAAAGTCCAAAGAAGATAGAGAGCAGTTTGAAAACGATGCAAAGCGCTCAATTAATTTATATAAGAAAAAATACAAGCTAGATGATTGCGCTAGAACTATGGGCATTTGGTGGCAGACTGTAAATACTCTATTACCCGCTTACTTTTCAAAAATACCAAAAGTAGATGTTGAGCTTAGAAAGAAAAGAGGAGGCGAGCTTGAAAGGTTAGCAGCGCTTGCATGGGAGAATGCTACACAATACACCATAGAGGAAGATTTTGACTTTTATTCAGTTGGACACCCAAGTGTTTTACAGTTTATTTTAGCAGGACAAGCCGTCCTATGGGCTAGGTATTCAGCAGAGTTTGAGAAAAAGCCATACAAGTATGCTTTAAATGATGAAGATGAGCGTGAAGGTGCGTATGAAGAGAACGGTGTACGCTATATTGAAGAAGAGATAGATGAAGTTGCTAGTGAAAAAGCAGTATTAGATTTTATAGGTTATCAGGATTATAGAGAAAGCATAGCGCGAACTGATAATGAGATAAGTTGGAGAGCTAGGCGGGCTTTTATGAGTAGAGAGCAAGTAAGCTCAAAATTTGGTGAAGAAGAGGAAAATAAATTTAATTATAATAGCTATCCAGATGACATTAACGCAAAAGATGTAGAGCAAAAGTATGAGGGGAAAGCAGCAGTTTGGGAAATTTGGTGTAAAGATACAAATAAAGTTTATTTTTTGCATCATGGTAAAGAAAAGTTTTTAAAAGAAAATGGTGTGCCAGTTAGCTTTAATAACTTTTGGCCTTGTGTGGTCTTAAATGCAAACAGTGACCCTGATAGCATTACACCATTTGGTGACTATGTAGAGCTAGAAGATTTAATTTTAGAAGTTGAGCGCTTAACCACTCGAATTCATGCAACACTGCAAGCAATTAGAGCAAACTTTATGTATGATAAGGCTTTAGGTGATAAAATTGAAGATATTTTATCAGATGACTTAAAGGGCATACCAGTTAATAAACCTACAGCAAATAAAACACTAGCAGATAGCATAGAGTTTTTAAATGTAGACCCTTATATAAAAACATTAACAGTATTAACGCAAAGTAGAGAAACAGCACTAAACAAATTATATGAAGCTTGCGGGGTTAGTGATTTAATTAGAGGAAATTCAATTGCAATTAAAACAGCTACAGCTAACCAGCTTGAAGCAAATTACAGTAGTTTAAGATTTTCAGTTAGAAGAAACCAAGTGGCTAGGTTTTTTATTGATGCAATAGAGAAAGTTGCACAAATTGTTGTTTCAAAATTTTCAGATGAGCACCTATATTTAATTTGCTTTGGAGAAGAACTTGCACAAGAAATTCCAGACCCAGCACCGCAAATGATTCAAGGCCCACAAGGGCCTGTGCCAGTGCCAACGCCGCCGATGCCACCCGCAGTAAAATTTCAAGCAATCTTAGAGCTTCTTAGAAGTGATGTTATTAGAAACTTTAAGTTAGATATTGAATCAGACAGCTTAACACAATTAGACCAGCGTGGAGAGCGCCAAGAGCGTGTGGATGTTATGGCTTCAAGTGGGCAATTCTTACAGCAGCTGCAACAATTAATAGCACAAGCACCAAGCACAGCAGATTATGCTAAGTCAATGTTTAAATTTGTAATTAGAAGTTATGAAGCTGGAAAGGAAATAGAAGGCGATATGATGAAGGCTTTAGACGCTATGGTGCAAGAGCTAATGCAAGCTAAACAACAACAAGCACAAGATCCTAATGCACAAGCTAATATGCAGGCAATGCAAATAGCGCAGATGCAAGCCATGACTGAAGAAAAGAAACTACAAGCAAACTTAACAGTAGAGCAAGCAAAACTAGCAAGTGATGCAGAAGATAGAATGCTAAAAGCACAAGAGCTTGCAGTTAAAGCAGAGGAAGCTAGGCAAGATCATGCAGTTGAGTTAGGCAAGCTTCAGATAGAATTTGCCAAGCTAAAAATTACAGAAGAGGACAAGGCAGCAAACATTCAATTAAAAGCAATGAGTGAGGCTTTTGACCAAGATTTAAAAACAGCATACTTAAGACTTGATGAGTTTGGAACGGTAGCAAAAGAGAACGAAAAGCTAATAGAAGAAAAAAGGCTAGCGGGTAAAGAGAGAATAGAAAATTTAAAATTTGCAATTAGTAGCATGAAGGATGTAAATAGAGCAGACACTACAGTTGAGCGACGTATGAATGATAATTTTATTCAATAAAAAATATGGGCCAAAGATACAAATACAGTAAAGTTTTAAAAAAAGTAGTGCCAATAGAAGAGGCATGGGCAGCAGATGAGAGGGGCTTAGCTAATATAAAACATGGCATTATCAATTCAGAAATGCCACCAACTAAGCACCCAATAACAGGAGAATATTTTACTTGTAAGAGTAAGTTTAGAGCCGTTACTAGAGCACATGGATGTGAGGAAGTGGGTACAGCCTATGAAAATGGGTACGACCCACAAAAAGATGCGCAAAGGGAATGGAAAGAACATATTAAAGGAATAAATAGAGAATGGAAGGAACGGATGTTCAACTAGAGGAATCTAGCCAAGAAGCAGAGGTAGAAACAAAAGACTTAAGCTTTAAAGAGGCTTTAGTTGCTGAAATGGACAAAGAGCCAGAGGCAGAAGTAGAGGCAAAGCCAGAGGTAGAAGCAAAAGATGATGGGCCAATTATAGCACCTGCCGATATGAATGCAGCAGAAAAAGCTATATTTGAAAAAGCAGACCCAGAGCTAAAAAACTATTTAACTAGAAGAGCTCATGAGAATAGAGCAGCGTTAAGTAGAGAATTCCAAAAACTTAGAGAGATGGGCCAAGGAGTTGAGCGCTATATAAAAGCAGTGGAACCACATCAAGATTATTTAGCTAAACATAAAGTTGATGCTGTTATGGCTTTAGAGAATGCAATTGCATGGGATAAGGCTATAAAAGAAGATCCAACGGTAGCAGCAAAGCAATGGCTTGAAGCTAATGGCATCGACCCTTATGCGCTATTAGATGAAGATGGGCCAGTTCAGCAAAACAATTCTAATGCACAAACTTACACACAAGATCAAATTAATGAACTTGTTAATAGTGCAGTAGAAGAGGCTTTAGGCCAGCGCGACGCCAAAGCACAAGCCTTACAATCTAGCGAAAGAGCTCAAAGTGTGTTTAAATCATTCACAGAGGATAAACCTTTATTTGCTAATCCAGGCACCGCAGAAAGAGTAAAAGCTGCAATGGCACCATTATTAGCGCATTTTGACCAACATGGAATGCCACCAGGTGTTGATGAAGCAGGAGCTTTTGAAATGGCTTACCAGGATGCATTAAAGAGAGATCCAGAGCTAAACAATGCTTTAAGTGCTTATAATCAGGCTAGTGTAGCTGAAAAAGCAAAACAAAAAGCAATGGAAGCTAGGCAAGCAAGCAGTTCGATAAGCGGGGGGCTTGCAGGGGCTAATCCAAGCACGAAAAACTTAGACTTTCGTGAAGCGGTGAAGCTAAGAATGAACGGAGTTATTTAGACTCCAAGAGCATAAGCATAAAGGCAGCTTTTAAAAGCTTACCCTACAAATTCAAAAAGCTTATTTCCTCTAAGCAAAATTAACGTATATATATTTTTATAGGATGGCAAGTTATGGCTAATTTAGAAGAAAGTGTAGTAACCACACTTTTTAGTCAAAAAGACAAAACGGCCGATACTGTATTAAAGCACCACCCTTTACTTAATATGCTTAAGGAAAAGGGGCAGGTAAAGAAGCGTTCACTTGGATATGAAATTAGAAAAGCAGCACGTTATAATGATACAGCAGTTGGTGGTTTTTACAGTGGGTATGATACATTTAGCTTAGATTCTAGTGTTGATTTAACAGCATTTAGGTTTAATGTTAAGCAAGTGTATGAGCCGTTTGCGCTTAGCGGTAGAGAAAAAAGAGCAAACAGAGACCAAGAGCAATTACTTGATGTAGTAGATGAGAAAATGGAAGCTACACTATCAAGGCTTAAAAATACTGTTTCAACATCATTGCTTGGTGATGGAACTGGATCAGGTGGTAGAGAATTTGATGGAATCAAAAAAATGATTTCAACTACTCCTTCAACTGGTACTTATGGGCAGATTGATAGAAGTGTTGCTACTAACAGTTGGGCTAGAAACCAAACTAGTAATGTAACTCTTTCAGCAGCTAATATTCAGGCTACAATTACAGCAGCATTGCTTCCAATTAGCAGAGGAAGTGATTCAGCGGATTGCGGGCTTATGGGTTCTACAGCGTGGAAGCATTTGCATTCAAGTTTGACGGCGATTCAAAGAATCAATGACACGACACAATCAGGTAAAGGTGGTTTTAAAGAGCTTTACTATGATGGTGTTAAATTTTGGTTTGATGGTGGTTTTGGAACTGAAGTTATCACAGCTAATAGTGTTTACTTGATGAACTCTAATTTTATTACTTTTGAATTAGACTCACAAGCAGACTTTGTTCCGTTAGCGCCGAAAATGGATAGACCAGTTGATCAAGATGCTTTCTTTACTGTAATTATTGCAGAGGGGAACTTATGTTGTTCAGCACCAGCTTTACAATCAGTTATTTATCCATAAGGAGGAAAAAATGGGAATTAGTGGACATGGAGTCAATTATAAAGCAGTTTTTACCGACACAGATGTAGCTTTGCCAGCGGCGGTGCTACAAAGAGGTGAAAACAAGGACGGAGAGTTTATCTTTGTTCAAGCAGACGGAGCAATTGCACAATACAATGCAGTAGGAGTAACAGGAGCAGGACAAGCAGCCGATCTAACTACTACTACTTATGCAGCTAGTGCAGTAATCGGGTTTGCACAAGTTGCAGTAGCAGACGACGAATACTTTTGGTTATGGGTTGGAAAAGGTGGAGGCACTGGATCTGGAATCAAGGGGAATGTTGCAGCTAGTTATGCAGCTTATGCACCTATGAACACTACTGCTACAGATGGTGTTGTAGATGATGCAGCGACTAAAATCATTGGTGGTGTAGTTGGAGTAGCTACAGACGGTGGTTCAGGTTCAGCAGTTGAGTTGATGGCAGCAGGGCCAATAACTAAAGTAACTGCTTAATTAATACAATTAAGGGCAAGGGCTTTTTAGCTTTTGCCCTTTCATTTTAAAGGAAATAAAAAAAATGATAGGCGATATTAGAATGTCAGACATAATGGGAGCAGGAAACGGACAAATCAAAAAGCATCTAGATGGGTGCAATTTTAGATTTTATGAAAGCTACCAAGTTAATAAAGAAAAAACAGAAAAAGCAGGTTATGCACAGCACGATGCAGTAGATTTTATAGAGATTATTCCTCCAATGGGCGATAGAACCGTAAGGCTAGTAGAAGATAAAGATAAGTTTGTTTATCCAGAGCAGTGGGCTAAATATGAAGCAAGCAAAAGTGAGCCTAAAGAGGGTTCATGGTTAAGAGCATGGCCATTAATAAAATTAAATGAGCTTGCAGATTTAGAAGCATATGGGCTTAGAACAATAGAAGAGGTTGCAGGATTAGATGCGGACGTTTGCCAAAGAGTTGGCTTTTTAAAACCACTGCAAAAACTAGCAGCAAATTGGCTAAAGAGCGCAAAAAGCAAGCAAGCGCAAATGACTAATCTTAGAGAAGAGTTAGATGAAGTTAAAAGAGAGCATGAAATGCTAAAAGACCAATACCACAATGCTTTAAGACGCATTGAGGCAAGCGAGGGAACGAGGCTTTTATAAATGTTAAGTGAGATAATTGAAAACATTGGAGATGAGTGTGGTTATAGTGTTGTAACAACGGACATTGTTAATAGCACAGATGTAACCACAAAAATGCTACTTGGTATGTGCAATCGAGTAGCAAATGAAATGGCACAAGCTTATTTGTGGCCACAATTAAATAAATCAGGTTCAATTACATTAGTTGACTCACAAGGCACTTATGCTTTACCCGCAGACTTCTCAAATTATCACTTTGATACTTTTTGGAATCAGTCAGACCAATGGAGAGTGTTTGGGCCACTAACTCCACAGCAATATGCAGAAAGGCAAGGTTATGGTGATAATTTATCAGTTTATGATGAGTTTACATTTAGAGGCATAACAAATAATCAATTATTAATTTATCCAACGCCAGGAAGTGGTAATGCGGGCAATGTAATTATATTTGAATACTTTGCAGACAGACCAATAAGGCCACGAACTTGGGAAACAGGGCAAGCAGTAGTTAGTGGAGATTATACATTTTATAATGGCACTTATTACACTGCTACTACTACTGGAACTACAGGAGGGAGTGACCCGACCGCAGACACAGGTGTTACTTGGACAGAGTACACAGGAAAATATAAAAAGTTTTTAAAAGACACAGACGTGTGTGTTTTAAATGAGCGGATCTTAGAGCAAGGGGTAATGGAGCGCTTTGCAGTTAAGAAACAGCTAAATGTTTTGCCTTTGTTTAATGAGCAGCTTGAGCAAGAGTTTGGTAAATTTATTCAAGGCAAAACGGTTTATGCATCGAATCCTGGAAAGTCTAGGTTTCAACATGCAAACAATGAGCGAGTTGCTTTTGGAAGTTAATAATTTTTATTTATGGAGATAAAAAAAATGAAATTAAGAAATGTTTTGTTAATACTTTTAACGGTATTAATTATCGTAAAAATTGCAAGTGCGGATCAAGAATCTGATTTAATTGGGTTAGGGATGCCAGCACCACTTGCTACTAAAGTTGCTAATCCAGAGGATTTAGATGTTACTAATAACGTTACCATTGGTGGTACTTTGGGAGTAACAGGGGTTAGCACATTCACAGGTGAAGCAGATTTTAATGGTGGGATTGATGGAGGCTTTACAGATGGATCTATTTTGTTTTCTGATTCTAATGGAGAGATTAGTGAAGATGTTGCAGGGTTATCATTTAATAGCTCATCTAATGTTCTAACAGCAACAGGTGGATTGCGATTGAGCGCAGCAGGTAGTTTTTTATATGCTAATGTTGCTACAGTTGCACCTGCTGGAAGCAATCAAGGGGACGCTACTCCATTAGTTCAATCGTTTAATTATTCAGGAACATCGGATGGAACTAAAGGTTTTATTTTACCAACACCAACAGCAAATTTTCTTCCAGTAATATTTGTTAATGTTGCAAGTGCAGGCACCACAGAGTTATATCCACATAGTGGTGGTGCGATTAACGACCAAGCAACAAATGCAGGTGTGACAATGTCAGGTGGTAGTGGAACACTTTGTTATCCAACAGACACCACTAACTGGAATTGTTTCGAGTTTGCAGAAACTACACTTTAATTAATAATTAAAGTCAAATATATAATGAAAAAACTACTAACACCAATAATAATTTTAGGCTTTGCTTTTATCGCAAATGCAGAGCCTATTTACAGTCCAGACGCAAGCCAGCAAAGCGGTACTTTTGCAATTGATGCTTGTCTAGGGCAAGTTACTGGTGTTAGTTGCTTAAATAAGTTTGGAGAGAATCCAGATGTTGATACAGGCGGAGCGGAAAGTGTTTGGGATGGCGGCGGCTTATATCCTTGGGCTTCGCTTGCTTCAGCACAAGCATTAGAAATTGTTAGCGCAAGTGCAAATGATGATTCAGCAGGAACAGGAGCTAGAACGGTAGAAGTTCAAGGTTTAGATGCAAATTATGATTTGCAAACCGAAACAGTAACTTTAGACGGTACTACTGAAGTAGATTTAACAAATACTTTTTTGCGTGTTTTTAGAATGAAAGTTTTAACTGCTGGAAGCGGTGGTGTAAATGCAGGAATTATCACACTAAGATTAGATGGTGCGGGGGCTACAATTGCAAATATTCTAGCAGGAGAAAACCAAACGCTCATGGCAATTTATACAGTGCCACGTTATCATAAACTCGTAGTACATAAGTATTTAGTTGATATTAATGGTGCAGCTGGAAGTGATGTAGAATTTAAAGTTTATGTTAGAGAAGAAGATTCTGTATTTCAATTGCGGCGATTACTAGGATTAAAGGGCGGTGCTACATCTATTTTTATTAGCAAATTACAAATACCTGAAGTGTATCCAGCAAAAACAGATATTGATATTAGAACATTGACAGATGCTAATAATACTAATGTAGCGGCAGCATTTGATGGTTTTTTAATTAGAACAGAAGAGGGATAAGATGAGCTTAACTAATCAAGCCAATATTTATTATCAGTTAATTAGTCAAGGAGTACCAGCAGCACAAGCTTATGCACAAGCTTTTCCTGAAGGATTACCAACGGCAGAGGACAGAGCAAGAGCACAAGCAAAAGAGCAACAAAAAGCACAGTTAGGGCAATTAGTGGGGGCTTTAGGTGGTTTAGCATTAACTAATGAAGCGGCTGGATTAATTACAGGTGAAGGCGGTTTTTTATCAAATAACTTAGCAGATTTATTTAGTAGTGGAACAACGGAAGCAGGAACGCAAGCAGTTAGTCAATTAGGACAGCAAGCAGGAACAGAATTAGTAAAGACACAATTGCAAAATGAATTATATAATCAAGCGGCTAATCAAGCTACACAACAGTATTTAACTCAACAAGCAGGACAGCAGGCAGTGCAGCAAGGTGTAGGTCAAGTAGCAGGGCAAGGAATTTTATCAAATGCTATGGGTATGGGAGCTGGGCCATTATCTGCTATTGCTACAGGAACATATTTAGGTGGAAAATCACTTTATGATCAGTTTATTACAGGGGAAGAGGATAAAAGCGCACAAGGAAAAGCGGGTAGAGGCCAAGCAGCAATATCAACTGGTGGTTTGTCAGAGGTGGCTAGGTTGTTTGGTATAGGTGGCCTAGCAGACAGGAAAACTACTAAAGAGTATCAACAAGAAAGAAGGCTAAGATTAGCTGAAGAAAACCCACTTTATGCTGATTATTTAACAAGAAGCGAGCAGTTTGCAGATAGTAATAGAATCAATCAAGCATTAGCACAAGAATCCACACCCGCAGGCTTTAAAGGCTATTGGGATAATCCAGAAACAGAAGAAAATGATATGATTTGGGTTAATAAACAAATTAAAAGCCCAGATCGTTGGAATGAGGAATTTTTTGGATCTTTAGGTTCAGGCGATGTACTGCACAATATGTGGTTTTATGAAAATGTTCCAGGTTATGGTGACATGTCAATGCAAGAAAAGGCAGCTATAGCAGATAAGGCGCTTGCAAGCGGTACGGCCACAGGGCATAAAGGTATGATTAATTTTGATATTGACCCTAATGTTTTAATACAAGAGAACCAAACGCCAGTAGTAAATACAAGACCAATGACTATGGACGCACCACAATTTAATATGGATAATGTAGTAAATAGAATGGGATTTGACTTACAAAACAATCCATATGATCCAGCTAATATTAACCATTGGGCAAGTAATGGCAATCAAGACATGATTAATAATATATATGAGCAAGTTCCAGGTGGATTTATGGAAGGTAAAGAAGTGGTTAATGTTATGCCACAATTAACACAAGAAGAATTGCAAAGATTTATGGGGAAAAGTCCGCTATTATCAGCAATGGGAGGTTAAAGAATGAGTCAAGTAGTTGGCTATACTTTACCCGCTTTTCCAGGTGGTATTAATTTAGTCGATCCTATTGATAGAACCCCAGATGTTGATGCTACTAATCTTATTAATATGTATCCAAGCGGGCCAGTGTTAGCTTTACGCAAAGGCATTAGCACATCTTGGACAGCCGCAAGCGCAGCAGCTAAAACAGCAGCCACATTAGTAGAAGCAGACGGCACGCAAACAATGGTAGTTGCTTGTAACAGTAATTTATATAAAAAAAATGGTACAAGTAGCACAGCAATAAAGGGAACTACTACACCTACAAGTGATGAGTGGCAGCATGTGACATTTAATAATAGGCTTTATTTTGTTAATGGCTTAGATACAGCACAAGTTTGGACAGGCACAGGTAATTTTGCAGATAGCGATTTCACAGGGGTTACATTAGCAGATTTAATTAATGTTAGTGCTTATAAAGCTAGGCTTTATTTTGTAGAAAAAGATAGTGGCTCTATATGGTATGGAAATACTAATGCAGTTGGTGCAAGTGCACTAACAGAGTTTGATGTAAGCTATATTTTTAATTTAGGTGGCTTTGTTGTTTCTTGTGGAAGTTATACAGATAACTTAGGACAAAACACACAAGATTTATTTTATATATTATCAAGCGAAGGCGAGTTACTTTTTTATTCAGGAAGTTATCCAGGGGATAGTGCTTGGACGTTAGTGGCCCGCTATGTAATAGGAAAGCCATTAGGATATAGAGCGCAGGTGCGTGTAGAGAATGATTTATGGTTTATAACAGATAGAGGTATAGTGCCTACAAGCATTTTATTTAGTGCTATGGGTAGTGCTGCAGCAAATAGTGTTAGCAGAAAAATAAATCCTGAAATAGTGGACACTGCAAAAGAGTTTGCATTTAGTTATTTATACAGTGGCATTTATTATTCAGGAGAGAGGAAAGTAGTAATAACTATTCCAGTGACAAGCACAAGCACAAAACAATTAGTGTATAATGTGGAAACAGGGGCTTGGACATGTGAGCAGTATGCAGTGGCAGGCGCTAATTTATGTATGAGCATAGTAGATGGCTTGCTATATTGCGGTGCTAATAGTGGTAAAGTTTATCAAATGTATACAGGTTTTAATGATGATGGTTCAGCCATATCTTATACTATAGAGGGTGGCTTTAATTTTTTTGGTAACAGGCAAAATTATAAAGTGTTTAAAGATATAAGGCCAATTATTAGAACAAGTGCGGGTGCGCTAACTATAAAAATGGATTTAGACACTAACTTTCAAAAAAGAAGATCCTTTGCTACAATAACTACACCCGCAATTGGAGATGCTGCTACTACAGAATGGGATAGTGGCACATGGGATACAGACCCATGGAGTGAAGAAGAGAGGTATTTATTTGATAGATATAGTTTGCGGGGGCAAGGACATTGTGGGGCACTCCGTATCGGTGGAACTATGATCGATGCGCTGCTTGAGTTTAATGCTTTTGAAATTAGATTTGAGATAGGGAGTCAAGTATGAGCGCGTTAAATAGAAAATTCAAACCAGCAGAAGATAGAGAAAGCTTGCTGCAACAACAAGAAAGGTTTCAAGGGATAATCGATAAAAAAGGTGCTGCAAATGCACCAAGAGCAAGAAGAAGATTAAGAAAAGTTAATAGAGCATTAGGAGCTTTAGGCAACGCACCAGAAGAGTCATCACTTTTTGATTATGGACAAATAGGAGAGCAAGCTAACCAATATTTAGGGGGGCTTTTTGGGCAATTGCAACAACAAGGGCCGTTTGCACCAGGCGACTACATGGAAAGCAGGCAAAAGGCTGCAGATGTTGCAATGAGTGAGTTTGATAGACTTAATAGAGATAGATTTGCAAGAGAGGATGCGCAGTTTGAGCAAAGAATGGCAGAGCAAGGAATACCGCTAGGAAGTGAGAAGTATCAGCAACTACAACAACAAAGAATGCAAGATAGAAGTTCAGCTATTCAAGGCGCTCAAAGTCAAGCATTCCAGTTAGGGCAAGGCGAGCAAGCACAAGCTTTTGGACAAGCAGCAACACAATATAGAATGCCAATGGAGCAATTAAGCGCAGTAACTCCGTACTATGGTTATCAAACTCAACAACAATTGCAACAAGGGCAACAAGGTTTCCAAAGAGAAATGTCACAAGAACAATTTGAACAGCAAAAGAAATTAGCAGAGCTTCAAAACCAATACAGACTACAACAAATAGCAGCTACTCCAAGAGGTGGTGGAGGGGGTGGCTTAAGCTATGAGCAGCAGTTAGGGCTTATAGATAGGAGGTTTTTTAATGAAATGGTTGCACAAGGATTACAGCCACAGCAACAAGGCCCAGGATTTGGAGGGGGCTTTGCACAAGGTGTTGGGCAAGGAGCACAATTAGGATTGGGAGCAGCGTTAAGATAATGGCAGACTTATTAAAAGCATTACAACAAAGTTATTATACACCACAAGAAACAGAGTATGGTATTGCTGCAGACATAATCGGTAAAAGCACACCTGCTTTTTATAATCCTTATGCTAGTACAGGGCAAAATTTAGCTACAGGCATTGGTGGTGCTTTAGTTAGCGGGTTGCTTGGTGGTATGGCTAGAGGTTCAGCAGCTAAAAGAAATGCAGAAATGCTTCCACAGATTCAGCAAATATTTCAAGCACCAGCAAGTCAAAGAATGCAAATAGTTGGAGAAAATCAGCGCTTAAGCCCATTAGTTGCAGCTATGCAAGCGCAGGAGTTTAAGCAGCAACAAGATTTAGCAAAAATGCAACAACAAAAACTAATAGATTTGCAATATGCACCACTTATGGAGGGAACAAAGGCGCTAGTAGGGGCGCAAGCAGAGCAGGGGCAATATTATGTGCAAGGGCTAGATGGCAAGCCTATACTAGCAACGGCAGGGCAAGCAAACTTATTAGATCCTTATCAGCAACAGCAAAAAATGATAGCTGAAAAAGATAAAGCAACATTTGGCACCAGTACAGAAAGATCAAAAAGAGCGGGAGTTTTTAGAAAAGAATTTCAATCACTGCCACAAGTAAAAAGGTTTATGTATTTAGATGAAAATATGAAAGCTTTAGAAAAAGCAGTGTTAGACCCAGATGCAATGTCAGCAGTAGAGATAGTAAGGCGTGGGATACAATTTATTGAGCCAGGGTTAGCAGTTAGAACAGATGATCAATTAGATGTTGCAGCAAGGCAAGCATTACCAGAAAGGCTTTATGCAGAATTTAAACAAGCTAAAGAAGGTGGTGTAGGATTAAGCGCAGAGGCAAGAATGGGGATATTAAACATTGCTAGGCGCGCTTATATTCCATCAATTAACAAATTTAATCAGGAACTAAGAAGATACAATAAGTTGAAAACTGAAACAGAAGGATTCGCGCCTGATAAAAATATACTAGGGTACGATCCAATTGAGGTGCCTAATTATAATGCACAATACACACTAGATAAAATTAAGATGGCTATAGAGCCTGGTTATTTACCGAAGCCATTGCAAGGTGAAACTAAAGAAGCATACAAAGCAAGAGTTAAAGAAATGGGAGCTAAATAATGCCTACAGATGCAGAAATAGAAGCATTTTATGATGCACAGGTTGCACAAGTTCCAGCACCACAAACAGGTGTAGATGCACAAATGGATGCTATATTTGCAGGACAAAGAAAAGCATTGCCAGTACAGCAGTTAGGGCCAAGACCTAATGAAGGTTTTGGGGAAACATTAGTAAGGGCGGTGCTTGAAACACCAGAAGTAGTTAAGCAAATGCCTAAAGGCATTGGCACACTACTAAGTGATTATGGAGATATTGCAGGAGGCTTATTAAGTGTAGCAGGCCCAGTGATGGGAGTACCACAAAGCGCATTAAGGCAAAGACCAGTGCCACAAGAAACAATTGAAAGAGCTTTAAGAGCTACAGGAGGCATAGCAGGTTCTATGGGAGGTGCAGGTGCAGGTGCAAAAACAGGTGCCTTAGTATTATCACCACTAGGGCCGCTTGGAATGGCAGCAGGTGCAGGAGCAGGTGGTTTAGTAGGTGGTGGATTAGGCTATTTAGGCTTTAAAAAAGGATTGCAAGCAGTTGGAGTTGATGAGCCTACTACAGCAAAAGAAGATATAAAAGAGTTGGGTTATGATATTGTGCAAGGTGGTGCGTTAGGAGCTGCTGGAAAAGCATTACAACAAACAGGACGAACGCTAAGAGGTACTAATAAATTATTAAGAACAAAAAAGGCGCTTCAAGAGTTAGCGGAGCAGTCAGATGAGTTGCCAATAAAACTTGACCTTCCAGAAGATGAGCTTGCAAGGCTTAAAACAGCAAGCGAGCTAACAGGAGATCCAGGACTACAAAAAGCAGAGCTAAACATACAGCGATTAGTGCCAGAGCTAGATGCTCAAGAGGCATTAAAAAGACAAGGAAAAAGACTTGAGTTAGTAGAGAAAGTTTTAGACCCAGAGCTATTAGACGAGCAAGCCACAGGGCAGGCGCTTAGGAAAGGAGCCAAGGAGGTAAAAGAAGTTAGAAAAACGGCAGCAAGCGGGTTATATGATCAGGTTTCAACTATAGAAGATATTAATCTACAAAAAACATCATTATCAGACGACATTTTAAAAATAGATGATGAGCTAAGAAGACCAAAGCCAGGAGCACCAGCAGCCATAAAAAGAACAGGAAAAGTAGATAAAGACTTGGCAAAATTTCAAAAAGAAGTTTATGACTTATCAAAACAAGATAGGCCAGTAAGCTTAATGCAATTAGAGGAGCTTCAAAGAGAGGCGAAAACTTTTGCGGACGAGTTTAGAACGCAAGGAGGAAAAAGCTACCTTTTGGCTAATAAACTAGGGGAGGCTATTAACAAAACTATGGATACTCTTCCAGAAGGAGCAAGTGCAAAGTTAGCTAGAACAGAGTGGAGAAAGTTTAAAACTACCTTTGATGAATTGTTTGGAGGCGAGGCCACTAAAAAAAATAAGTATGGGAGAGAGCTCACTAGAGCAAGCGACTTACCAAAAAGAGCATTAAGAAGTCCAGAGGACATTGATAGCTTTATGGAAATAGCGAAAGATAGTCCAGTTGCTAGAACTGCTTTAAGTGATCATATTGCAGAGCAGTTTATAAATAAATTAGAAAGTATTAGTTCACCACAGGGGAGTGTAAAAATAACAAGATGGTGGAAAAGTAACAGAGGACAATTTAAAAAAGTATTAGATGAAGATAGTATTACTTTTATGGATAGAGTTGTAGATGATGTAAAATCAGCTAGGGCTAAGTGGGATGCTGCAAAAGGTGCAAGTCAAGGCATAAGCGATACAGCAGCATTAAAATTATATGACAAACATTTAAAGTCAATAGTAGGTGGAACTACAGCAGACTTTTTAAAAAGTAAAGGAGAGCTAGTTAAAAAAATAGCATTTGCAGCAGGCGCTTTATTTGGATGGGATGGCGGCGCTATGAATGCATTAGGGTTAGGAACGATGGGTGCTTTAAGTATTGATGCGCTTAGCAATCAATTAAAAAAAGTAGCATTAAAAAGACAAACACTTGTCTTAGAAGCATTAAGAGATCCTAAAGTTTATAATCAAGTAATGAGCGCTAAGACTTTAAAAGACATACCCGTTAGCGCGGGTGTACCAGCTAGTGTAATTTCAAGAGAAACAATAGGAGCAGAAGATGAGAATACTAATTTTAGTGATTTTAGGAATAGTGCCACATCTAAAGCAATGGAAGGTGCTAGAAATTTAGCAGTAGAAGCACCTACCCAACAAATTGAGGTACAAGAGTTTAAGCCAAGCAAAAAACAATACAGTAAAGCAGACATCAAAGCGCTAGTAGCCAAGGAAGGGCCAGTAGTGCAAGCTATGGTAGAAGTTGAGTCAAATTATAACCCAAGAGCAAAAAGCAAAGCGGGTGCTTTAGGGTTAGCGCAATTAATGCCAGCTAATATAAAAGCTTTTAATATTAAAGATCCTTTTAATCCTGAAGAAAGTTTAAGAGGTATGAAAGCACTGCTAACTGAAGAGCTAGAGAGGTTTGGAGATCCGCTACTTGCTATTGCAGCTTATAATGCTGGAAGTCCAGCTATTAATAGAGCAATAAAAAAAGCAGGTAGTAGTGATTTTAATGATATAAGAAAGCATTTACCTAAAGAGACTAGGGATTATGTTTTAAAAGTGGTTAATAGAGTTAGAAAAAGGAGTTGAATATGCCGTGGGATGGAGCAGGAAATTTTACAAGAACAAACGGAGTAAACACAGGCGACGACCTGTGGGAGCAGGATAAAAATGCAGCCGTTAAAATTGTCACATCAAGACATGATGATCATGATACTGATTTAAAAGATGGTATTGATAGTTGCTTAACAAAAAATGGTGAGAATAGTCCAACTGCTAATTTACCAATGGGAGGCTATAAGCATACAGGGGCAGCTAGTGGAACAGCTAACGGGCAATATTTAATCTTTGACCAGTTTGCATGGACAGCATGGAATCCAACATTAACACCTGGTGGAAGCATGACTTATACAAGCACCACTGTTAATCATGCCGAGTATTGTAATGTAAATGATATTGTATTTTTTAGATTAGATTTTACAGGAACAGTAGGTGGTACTCCAAATAATTCTATGAATTTTACTTTACCAGTCACAGCTACTACAGATGGTGTAGCACTAACAGTAAATATTACAGACAATGGTTCTATTGTAGCAGGTTCAGGAACTTATGCAGCTGTTGGATCTAGTGATTTATATAGATACGATTCAGCAGTGTATACAGCAGGAACGGTTTCTTTTAGAGTACATGGATTTTATCAAAGTGCATAGTCATGCAATCAGTAAGCTTTATACCACAAATAAAAAAGCTAGAAGAAAAGCTAACTAAAGAAAAATTTAAAGTTTATGAAGGTGGGTTAAGCAAGCTAAAATTATTAGCAGAAAAATTAGCAAAAAAAGAAGATGATTTAAAAATATTAAATCAAGCTTATACAGATTTATTTAATTACTCAAGTATTGGTATTTGTGAGGTTGGCTTAGACGGTAAGTTTTTATCTGTTAATGATGCGTGGTGCAAAATGTGCAAGAGGTCACGTTTTGAGTTATTAAAATTAACTTGGATGGAAATAACAAAACCTGAATTTATTAAAAAAGATACAGGGCAAGTTAAAAAATTAATATCAAAAGAAATTAAAACTTATACTATGTATAAAGAATATTTTGATAAAGAAAATAATGCTATCCCGATGATTTTAACCGTATCATGTGTTTTTGATAGCAACGGAAAAGTTAAAAATTTTATAAGTCAAGGCATTGATATAGAAGGAACTAAAAAGCTTTTAGAAGATTTAAAAAATGGATGATGATGACTTTAAAGAATATAGACGCTTGTTTATCGCAGAACTTGAAAGGCTTGCTAAAGAAAGCGAAAAGCTTACTAAGGAGAATCAGAGCCTAAGAACCGAATTAAAAGTTTTACAATTTAAAGTTGCTACCGTTGCAACTGGAATCAGTACAGTTGTAGGAATTGCTTTAAAATTTATTATAAGATGAAGTTAAAGTTATTAAGACATAGCTATCTAGCAGATAGGACTTTAGGGGTTTTGTTAATAGATGACATGTTTTATTGCTATACTTTAGAACTACCTTATTTAGATAATCAAAAAAACATAAGTTGTATTCCAAACGGTTTATACTTAATTAAAAATTATAAAAGCAAAAAGCATGGGAGGTGCTTAGCAGTGCCTAGTGTTTATAATAGAAGTGGCATTTTAATGCATAAAGGCAATAGACCAGCAGACACACAAGGGTGTATTTTAGTAGGCAAGGGGTTAGCAAACAATGATGATTTAAAAGATAGTAAAATAGCAATGAACGGGCTATTAGATTTGTTTTATGAAATGGGTGTTAATAGCACATCTTTGGAGGTTTGCACATGTTAAGAGGATTAGATGTTAAAGCCGCAAGTATGTATGGCAGAAAGTTAAGAAAGTCATTAAATAAAAATTATGGGATAAGAGTTTTATTTAAAGTTAGCGGGTGGAAAGCAAACGACGGCATGATTAAGTGGGCAGGTAAAAACAAGCTTCCATTTGTTGTAATAGATTTGGTTTGGAGAGATAACCATAAATTTGGATTAAGAGAAGAAAAAATAGCAGTAAAGCGAGCAAGAAAAGTAAATAGATTAATTAAAAAATATAAAGCCACTAAGTTTTATATTTGCCCTTTTTTAGAGCCACAGGGCTTGAGTGTTGAAGATTATGAAAGAGCGATAAGGCGTTGTAGAAAAAATTTACCTGAAAATGTCATAATGGTAAGCAATGCTATGGAGGGCTATAGAGTAGCAGGGGCTATAAGGGCAGGCCATCACAGTTGGTATAAAAAGGGCATGGAGATTTTTAGTTTTGATGGGCTTTGTTGTAAAGATGCAGACTTAAATAAATATAAAAAAACTGCAAAAGATGCAAAGATGTTTTTATTGTGGTCTTGGTCTATGAATGGCAAATATAGCAAAAAAGACAAGAGGCTTAGAAAAAATAGAACGAGTTACCCAGAAATAAAAGAGCTTCAAAGCATACAGGCTATGTTTGAAAATGGCTTTAATGCTAACCTTCCAAGTACTTGGATTTACAAACCTTTTGCAGAGCAGTATAGCCCTCCA